AAACTATCAATCATTGGCTCGTTTTCAACGTAATTTCTACCTTTACGTTTCAATAGATTTTTTAAACGATTGATTTTATCATTAATTCGGAGCCAAATACCCGTAAGAGACATATCAACATCTTCTTGATTATCAAGATTAGAACCCAAAGCAATATTTGAAAGTCCATAATCCATCATTTTACGAGCGAACAAAACATATTGCTCATTTTGAGTTTCTTTCCAGGCCTGAGCTAGGGTAGGATAGGTTTTTTCAAAATCACGAATTGCCTTTTGTTCACCTGTGTGTTCATTATATTTAGGCATTTCTTCTTCTTTTACAAGGATATCCCCTGTATTTGTAGTTTTCCAGTTCATAACTAATTATTTAAAATTTATAACTTTGCTTCTTTAATTAACTTATCAGATTGTTTTTCATCAACTCCCATATTCCAAAGAATACCTCTTACACCTTCTTCTCTTAAAATATCAATATAATGTTCAGCTTCTCCTAAACTACATTCAAAATATTCAGCTACATATTCTGCTAATTCTTTGTAGTTATTTTGTTGTTTACTTTTAATATACTTAAGGAAAATTTTCTTTTTAGGTAACATGGTTCGATAGATAGTATAAATTTTTTCTGTTTCGGTTAGTGGTAATTTTTGAGCAATATTTGCGATATCAATATATCCGATATACATACTCACAAACCGATGAACCATGTAAGGATTGAACGAAGATTGTTGATCTTCCGTGAAAGATTTCCAATCTTTTTTTTCAAATGTAATTTGATTAAGCCAATCCCAAAGCGTCATTATTTATAATCTTCTCTAAGTTCTTTAGGTAAAGTATCTTGACAAATTTCTCCTGTAGAAGGATCAAAAAATACGGGAATTGGAACAATCCCATCTTCAGCTGTACCGGTAATAAAACGAGATACTTTTCTTAAAATAACTCCTTGCTGCCACACTTTACCATTTTTAGGTTCAATAGCTGTTGTTTTAGTCAGGTCAATACCTGGGGGGTTTAGTTGGTCTTTCATTGTTGTTTTTGTTGTTTATAATCTAAAATAAATCCTATTAATACTATGATGTTCATACCTAAACTAGCTATAATTTCATGTATGTCTTGGTAAATTGTTGTCATTAAATGGACGTGACCTACCATCCAAAAAGGTATAGATAAGTTTTGGCTAATCCAAATTACTAAAAACTTTAAGAATTGTTTCACAATACTTTAGGTTTTGCTAGTTCAATTAAACGAGCAACTAAAGCCATTGCGTTTATCTCTTTGTCAATACGGAAGTTAGCCTGGTACGAATATTCGTTAGCGTAGATAGCCACCATTCCTTCGGACCCAGGAGCATAGACAGAAGCGTTATCATAAAGGTAACGATATAGTTCTTCAAAATCTTGTACATTTGCATCTGCAATAATTTGTCTAATGTTGTTGAAATTGGGATTCTTTTGAGTGAGTTCTTTTAAAACTTGTGTCATGTAGTTAGATGACACTAATACTGATTTATCGATTGTAATCTTATTATCCCTAACACTCATCTGTAATGTGTTGAGCATCTTACGTAAATCAGGGTAAAATTGGTTTACAACTGTTTTGATATCTTCGAGTTCATAAAACACATCCTCTTTTTCACAAATAGTAGCAATATGCATTGCTACATCTGATTTAGAAGGAGGTACAATTTTTAAAACTTGACAACGAGATTGTAAAGGATCAATAATACGTTCTACATAGTTACAAGTTAAAATAAAACGTGTACTACGAGAATAGGTTTCAATAACATTACGAAGAGAAGCCTGTGCCTGGATAGTAAGAAAATCAGCTTCGTCTAAAATAACTACTTTAAGAGGAACGAACGAAGCTGCGGCAGCAAAGCCTGAGACTTTATCCCTAATTGTTTCAATTCCTCTTTCGTCTGAGGCATTGATGTAAAGATATTCACAATCAATGTTATTGACAATGAGCTTAGCAAGAGTAGTTTTACCGGTACCAGCAGGTCCATAGAATATTAGGTTTTGAATATCGTTCTGTGATAAATATTTAGAAACCGTTGATTTAATGTTTTCGTTACCAACATAATTATCTAAAATATCACTGCGATATTTTTCAACCCACAAAGTATGTTCTTTAGACCTCATATTCTCCGTAAATGTTAAAACGTTTTGGTGGTTCTGGTTTAATTTCTACTTCTTCTGTGCGGATAACATACAATTTTCCTTGTAAAGGAGCAAGCCTAAACTCAGCCTTTTCACCTGTTTTTTGAAACCATGCTTCTAGTGCTTCTGTAATAGAATTGTAAACGATCTTATCATTTACTAGGGTCCAACGATCCCCAGGTGGTTGACGTTGAGCAATTACTTCTAGAAATTCTTGTGTTTCTGTTTTCATAACTTAATTTGTTGGGTCAAGAACGGCAGTAGATCTACATAAGAAACATTTAACATAGTTTTATTTAATCCTTGTAATCCAAAGTAAATGTTATGTTTTGGACTTACAGCACTAGGCACAAACCATATTTTAGAAATAATATAGTTAGAATTATTGTAACTAATGTTTTTTCCTATAAGATCTACTGCGTCTTGCATACTAATAATTTTAGAACATACCTCCCATTCCAGCCATTGGATCAGATTCTTTTTTATCCTCTGGGTTGTCAACGATAACACATTCTGTAAGTAATACTGTGCCTGCTACTGAAGCTGCGTTTTCAAGAGCTGTGCGAGTTACTTTAGCGGGATCAATAATACCTTTTTCTTTCATATCAATGATCATTCCTGTTTTTACATCATGACCTTCCCAATGAGTTTCATTAGTTGAGTAATTCATAGCAAGCATTTGTGCTTTAGTTTTGTCGTAACCAGCATTTATAAAAATTTGTTCAAACGGCTTACCACAAGCTTGATATACAATTTGGGATCCTAAAGTATTTTTGTCTATAATGCTTTCACGAGCATATAACAAAGCAGCACCGCCACCAGCTACGATACCTTCTTCAATAGCGGCTTTTGTAGCATGAAGAGCATCGTCTACACGATCTTTTTTCTCTTTCATTTCAGCTTCAGTCAAACCACCAACGTGAATAATTGCTACTCCCCCGACGAACTTCGCGAGCCTTTCTTGGAGTTTTTCTTGTTCGAAAGAGGATGTTGTTTTTTCGATCTGTCCTTGGATTTCCTGAATGCGTGTCTGAATTGATTCAGATTCTCCTCTTCCGTCGACGATTGTCGTTTCATCTTTTGTTATAGTTACTAAACGTGCTTTTCCGAACCAGTCCCAGCTAAACTTGTCTAGTTTCATACCCTTTTCGGTACTAAAGACTTGTCCACCAGTTAGAACAGCCATATCTTCTAAAATTAATTTTCTACGCTCACCAAAATCAGGGGCTTTTACAGCACATACTTTAATAGTACCTCTAATTTTGTTAACGATAAGAGTAGCTAGGGCCTCATTATCGATATCTTCTGCTACAATCAAAAGCGATTTGTTTTGGTTTGAAACCGCTTCCAAAATAGGCAGTAACTCTTTTACTTGAGTTAACTTTTTATCAGTCATCAAGATAAGAGTATCTTCCATTGTGCAAGTCATCGTGTTGTTATCAGTCACAAAATAATGTGATTTATAACCACGATCGAATTGCATACCTTCTACTGTTTCAAGGTAAGTATCACCAGTTTTACTTTCTTCAATTGTTACAATACCTTCACGACCTACTTTACCCATTGCTGTAGCAATCAACTCACCTACTTCAGGATCGTTGTTTGCTGAGATAGTAGCAATTTGTTTAAGTTGTTCTTCTGAAGTGATGTCTTCTGAAATTTCGCGGACTGATTTAACTACTTGTTTAACAGCAATATCAATACCACGCTTAATCTCAACAGCATTAGCACCATTGTTAAGATGTGAAAGACCAGCTTTAACCATCTCACGAGCCAACAACGTAGAAGTTGTAGTACCATCTCCAGCTACATCAGCTGTTTTAATAGCAGCCTGTTTAACCATTTGAACACCTACTTCCTCTACATTGTGACTCAATGAAATAGACTTAGCAACCGTTACACCATCTTTAGTGCTTTGGGGATAACCATTGTCGCCTGATATTACGACATTTCGTCCATTAGGACCAAGCGTTGCTACTACAGCATCCGCTAATTTATCAATACCGGCAACGAGTTGTTTACGTGCTTCGGGACCAAATTCAATTATTTTACTCATTATTCTTTAATTTTTGCTAAAACATCATTTTCTTTACCAATAAAATACTCTTGACCTTCGTAGTCAAAACGAGTAAATCCGAGAGCAGGCAAAATTACCAAATCTCCTGCTTGAAGCCTAGAGGCAACAAACCCAATTCCAGCTACTTCACAACCGGGTCCAACTGATACTACTTCTCCGAGTTTGTTTTTTTCATTTGCTAAATCAGGGACGACAATATTGCCGTACATTTTTTCTTCCTGTTCAGCGGGCTTAACGATAATTGCGTTAAATAGAGCTTCTAATTTCATAGATT